GCCCTTGCCGACTGGGCTTGCCTTGCGGCTGCTGGCAGCGACGGCAAGGACGGTGTCGATGGCCGGTCGTTGACGATCCGGGACACGTTCGACCCGCTGCAGGAGTACAAGGCCCTCGACGTGGTAACCCTTGATAGCAAGTGGTTCGTGGCCAAGAAAGACAATCCGGGGGCCTGTCCCGGTCCCGGCTGGAAGGCTGGTCCCGGTATTGGCAAGACGGGTCGTCCCGGTGAACGGGGAGGGCAGGGCGAGCGTGGTCCCAAGGGGGAGGCTGGTCAATCTGCCCCGGCAATCACTGGCTGGGAAGTGGCAGCCGACAGTTACGAGGTCGTGCCGATCATGAGCGACGGCAGCGACGGGCCGGCAATTTCTCTGCGTGAGCTGTTCGCCCAGTTTCAGGGGGAGGCAGGCTGATGCATTCCAGCATCATCGTCACCAAGCCGGCGCCCGACATTTCGCTGATCACGTTGTACGAAGCGAAGATAGCGCTTAACATACCGACGTCCGACACCAGCAGCGACGAGGCGCTCAAGTTCTTTATTTTGCGTTCGTCGGACGAGGCGCAGGTGTTGTGCAGTCGCTTCTTCGCTCGAGAAAGCGTCATCGAGACGTTTCGTGAGGTCGTCAATCCGATCACGCGGCTGTACCTGTCGCGCTACCCGGTGAAGCCAGAGGACATCGTGTCGATTGAAGTTGACGGCGCGCCGCTGACTGGCTACGACATCGACCCGGAGACCGGCAAGCTGTCGCTGTGGGACGGCACGACGTGGGCAGAGTCGATCGTGGCAACTTACACTGGCGGATACGAAGTGCCGCAGGGTGTGCCGCCGTCATTGCGGCAGGCAGTGATCCTGCTGACGCGCGAGGCCTACTATTCTACTGCTCACGGTGACTCGAGCGTGCGATCGATCACGCATAAGGAAAGTCGCATCATGTACTTCGATCCGGCTGCAATGGTGAAGGCAATGTCGAGCGGCGGGGGTAGCGGACCGTCTGGCGGGACGGCAGCGCAGAAGGCGGCGCAGAGTTTGCTGCAACGCTATACGAGGCTGACAGCCTGAACATGGTGGCCGGCGGCGGAGTCGGTCAGATTGCTAAGCTGGTCGCGTCACTGGTGGCGGACGGCGGACTTGAGAAGATCATACAGGGAAAATTGACGGCGATGGGCGGGGACTTCCTGCTCAGTCAGATCGGAGTGGCCGGTCCCGGTAGCTTACTAGGCGATATTTCAAGCCTGATGCCGAAGGCGCTGTCGATCAAGGACCTGATGCCGCAGCCGCTGCGAGTAGATACCGGTCTGCTGCGGAAGCTGACCAAGGACTTCCTTGGCAAGAAGACGAAAGGCAACTGGCGATCGCGGAGCGCGTGGGGCCGTAGCAACTGGGCGAGGGGACGCAACGACTGGCTCGACAATCACTGGAAGCATGACTGGCGGTCGCAGCCACGCGATGCTCTCGGCAAGTGGGTGCCGGGTCGCCTGACTTACGTCGAGTCGCAGCTGCAGTATAAGGGCAAGAAGGCGGGGCGCAGGACCAAGCGTCGGCGCGCACTACGCAGGCAGTCAAGATTGCGCGGGCGTAGGGCAGCGAAGATGGCATTTAAGGGAGGAGGAGACTAGTGCCGGCTTTCAACTTTTCCGAGACGGTGTACTTGCAAGCACAGAACACGTTCGGTCGGCCCGTCACCATCACGCCACTGATGAGCCAGCCGGCTGGACAGCCATATGCGGCGCGCGGCATCTTTGAAATGGAAGCAATGGACGTCGCGGCGATGGACGGATCGATCATTTCGGAGACGCGCATCATTCTGGACGTGCGGGACGCTGAGTTCACCGTAGTGCCATTGCAAGGCGATGAGATTTTCATTCCCGAGAGCAACGGCGTGCCGGCGGAAGGCTTGTTCGTAGTGACTGACGGCGACCCGGACGGTGGTGGTGAGACGACGCTGACGCTGCGTCGGATCGTACAGGCCAAGCCATGACGGCGACCAGTTATGCGATGATCGTTCGCGACGAAATGCTGGCGCGGCTCAAGACGATGCCGTTCTTTTCGACGTTCAAGTTCGGCACTAACAAGGCCGAGCAGATACAGCCGGAACTGATCCCGTTTCTCGGCGTCTATTTCATCAGTGAAGATTTGACAGCCGAGGGCGACCCTAACGCCGGCGAGCCGCGTTTTCACTCGTCGGCACTGTATGGGTTCTCGGTTGTGGTGCAGAACAATGACGGTGCGGCGGCGGAACTGAAACTGGACGAGGCGTGGACGTTGATTATGGATCGGCTGTTCACCGATCCGTCGCTCTATCTGAACCCGAGGGCCAAGATACAGGCCTACGTACGCGGCAATCGCACGCACCAGTTCGGGTCCGCCGGCGCCGATAACTCGATCCCGGTGGCGGAGAGCCGCTTCACGTTGATGTGCGACCTTGGCGTGATTGACTTCCCACCGATTGTTGATAACGTGCTGGCCAAGGTGCACTTCAGCACGAAGTATCCGCTGGGTGACGATACGACTCAAATCCAGCAGGTCGTTGCCGAGTGGGATTTGCCTGTAGAAAAGGAGAAGACCGATGCAAGTGTTCCCAAAGAATGATGACGTGCGGCGGGTGCTGGCTCACCCGGCTGCGGGTCATTTCCGTGCGGAAGGACCGGCAGATTGGCCAGATGACGCATTCACCAATCGGCGCATGAAGGACGGCGACATAACGAAGGAGGAGGCTCCTCCTCCGGAGGGTCGTCACGGCAAGGAAGAGAAGCCGAAGTTCTCTCGCAAGTCTGAGTAGAGTTCGTAACCCCAAAGGAGGGCAGCATGCCCATCTCGTTTAATCAAATCCCGGCAAATTGGCGCATGCCTCTTTACTGGGTAGAACTTGATCCGAGCAAGGCGGGGCTTGGCACGACGCCCGGTCGCTCCTTGCTCGTCGGTATCATGAGTACAACAGGAACGGCAATTCCTGACGTGCCGATCGCGGTTGCTTCGCAGGCGCAGGCTGATAACCTGTTCGGTCAGGGGTCGATGCTGGCCTGTATGTTCAAGGCCTTCTATGCCAACAACTGGGCGAATGAAGTGTGGGGTCTGCCGGTGGCAGAACCGACAGGCGCGCCGGCGACTGGTTCTATCGTCGTGGCTACTGCTCCTTCTGCGGCGGGGACGATCGACCTGTACATCGCGGGTCGTAACGTCCCGGTCTATGTCGGGGCAACGGATACGGTCGACATCGTGGCGTCGTCGATCGAGGCTGCAATCAATTCCAACAAGGACTTGCCGGTTATTGCCACCGTTACGACCGGCACCGTTACTGTCACTGCCAAGAACAAGGGCGTGATGGGCAACGAAATCAAGATATCGGACAGCTATTATGGCACGGTTGGGGGCGAGCAACTTCCTGCCGGCGTGACGCTGACCTATACGCAGCTCACCGGCGGCACTGGCGATCCAATATTCACCAACGCGATCAGCGCACTCGGTGAGGCGGAAATCGACTACGTTGCAATGCCGTTTACTGACTCGACGTCGATGCTGGCGTGGGAGAACGAGTTCGGGTTCGGTGACACCGGTCGCTGGGGTTTTATCCGACAGCATTACGGTCATCTGTTCAGCGCCAAGCGAGAAACCTACACCAACCTGCTCTTGTTTGGTGAGACGCGCAACAGCGCCCAGATGTCCGTGCTGGCAATCGAACCGGGCAGCCCGTCACCGACTTATGAGTGGGCGGCGGCTTACACGGCCAAGGCGGCACGCGCACTGATTAACGATCCGGCGCGACCGTTGCAGACATTGTCGCTCGAGAGCTGTCTGCCGGCACTGTCTCACTTCCGCTTCCTGCTGTCGGAGCTGAACGCCCTATCCTACGGCGGACTGGCTACTCAGCGCGTGGCAGTGAACGTCCCGATGATAATGAGGGAGAATACCACTTACACCAAAAACTTGTACGGAAACAGTGACGACGCGTACGAACTTGTCACTACGTTGGCCACGCTTGCCAAGTTGCTGCGCAATCAGCGGCAGGCGATCACCAGCAAGTACCCGCGTCACAAGCTGGCTGATGACGGCACGCGCTTCGGTGCCGGTCAGGCAATCGTGACGCCTAAGATCATCAAGGCGGAACTCGTTGCACAGTACCGCATTGATGAATTCAACGGTCTGGTCGAGAACGGCAAAGCGTTCAAGGACAACCTGATCGTCGAGCGCGACCCCAATGATCCAAACCGGCTGAACGTCCTGTATCCGCCGGACCTCGTTAACCAGTTGCGAGTCTTCGCGGTGCTGGCGCAGTTCCGCCTGCAGTACGATCGCGGACTGGACACGGTAGTAGCAGCTTAACCTCCATCTGAGGAAGGATTGAACGATGGCTCAGAGAATAGCAGGGATTGCCTACCTCAAGGTGGACGGCAATCAGTTTCCGCTGCGGGGTAATTTCACGATTACCCCGTCAGTGATCGAGCGTGCTGGCCTCGCCGGTCAGGAC